CCAGATCCCCTTGAGCGACTGGAAATAGATCCCAACGGAGGTGACAACGACGCTGCCCGACGACACCGCGCCCACGTCGTGGGGCAGGCGAAACGGCACCGGTATCGGGGTCCCTCCGCCGGCGGCGTCCGGGTAGTCTCCGGTGACGACCCACGTCCCGGTGGCCGTGAACACGACCAGGTGGTTGTCGAGCGACGCCATCGCGGTGACGGCGCCGTCCACGCGGAACATCAGCGCATCGTTGAAGGCAGCACCGAAGCCGGGGACGTGCTCGTCGCTGAACCACACGGCCCCCGGATCGGTGTCAACGCCGCCGTAAAACAGCCGTCCCTTGTGCACGCAGACAACGCGCGCCGGTGGCGCTGGGATGTTCTCCAGCTCGCCACCACTGAGCGCGTTCCCAGTATAGAGCTGCGGGGCAAAGATCAGATTCGCATCGGAGAGTTGGTCTCGGTAAGTGATATCGTTGACCGTGTTGGGCCCATCGGGGCTGTATGGGTTCGACAGCGGTGGCATCGTCGGCGAGGTCAGGTAGTAGATGTCCGCCTGCGTGGCCGTGGTCCGGTAGATCTCGATGATTACGTTGTACTTGTGAGTCAGGCGCAGCGCCGGGACCGTCCAGTCAATCGCGTCGTTTGCACCGGTGACGGCAATTGTGACCGGCGGCGAAGGCGCGCTCCGGTGCACGTTGCCTCGCTCGTCGTTCCATCGATACACGGCGACCGCCGAGTAGGTGCCAAGCCCGACGGCCCCCCCCACGTTCGCCTGAGCGGCGGTAATCGCCTCGGGGAACACGAGGAAGCCCTGTTCAACGACGTTGGCGCCGTCGAACTCCATGGGGATGGATCCGGGGATGTGAAGGTTTCCGTTGCTGAGTTGCCTCGGCTGGGACAGCAGCGGATCGAAGTCGAACGTGCAGACCATGACCCCGTCCACCTGCGAGAGATTGGGACCAGGAGAGTCAATCGCGTCTACCAAGCTCAGGACAGGTATCGAGATGCGCGATGCATCGACGGCGACGGCCGAAGGCGACGCAGCAACTGACATCTTGGCCGCCTGACCAGGGAGGGCTTTCCCTGCGATGCGGGCTGTATGCGTTACGAACTCGGACGACGGCACGCCATCTGTAGCCGTAATATCAAGCAAGAAATACGTTCCTTGCACACTGGAACTGTAGACCGTGAGCATGTACCAGCGCGAGTTGATCTTGAACGAGCCGGACGCGATGTGGACCGAGCGCGAGTACACAACCGGATCGTCGGCGTTCTCATCGTGATATACAATGTTGTTGTGATATGTGAACGGCAACGCGAACGGTTCATCCCACAGCATGAACACAGATCCCAGCGATCCCGGGTTGTAGTAACCTGAGATTGCGTATGCTCCCACGATGAAATACGTACCGTGATTAGTAACATTCGGGTTGGTCAGCGTGGAATTCATCGACACGCTCCATATGGCATTGACCCCGGATTCGCTGCCATTGTCCTGCGTGACGAGACCAAGATAGTATTTTCGCGGGGATGATGTCCATGGATCCTGGGTCATCCACGTTGGCCGAAAGCAGTTGGAGCTTGAGGCAGGAGACCAGGATCCTCCACCCGAAGTTGTTCCGGCGCTGGGGTCGAAGAACTTAACCGTGATAGTGGCGGTGTTGTTGACGTATGCAACTGCTACGACGTCCTCGGGAGTCGCCTGTACATCCATACTTCCCGACGTGGATGCCATGAGTCCCAGGGCGAGTCTTGATGCCTGGGTGCTTGGGGTCGCGGCGAGCACACGGATCACGCTCAGATTGTCATCGGTGGTGTCCTTATAGAAGATGTTGAAGCGACCATCGGAATAGACTACCTTCGGTTCTATGCCCGTGTTGCTGTCCTGTAGTGCAGAATTGTTAACCACCACAACCCCAGACGTGGAGTCCCGGACCGTGTACCTGACAGAGCCGTTGCTGCTGTACACGACCATCTCCAAGCCGCCACCGATCGCCATCGACGGCGGGCCGGACCCATGTGCATCGGCGATGATGCTGCGGGAGTCGACGGCTATGGACTGCCTCGGGCTGCGGTTGGCCCCGTTCTCCACGATGCCCGGTGCGTCGCCGCCGTGGTGCTTCCATTTGCTGGCGTGGGGCAGCCACGAAAAGATCCGGTCGCGCGTGCGAAGCACCAAGGCGTTGTCGAGCGTGGCGAGCCTGCGGCCGTTGTCGAGCGTGATCCCGGTGTCCTCGCCGTAGACGGTCGTGGCCAGCGCTTGGCAGCCCTCTCGCTTCGAAAGCTCGAAGCCCCCCTGCTGGTTGCCGGCGACGATGTAGACGTTCTCCGCCGAGACCAACTCGCCGACGGGCTGGTTGTCCTTTGGGGCGTCGGTGTTCAGCCGACCGAGCGGCACCGGCACGACGCTGGGCACGAGCGGCATCAGCGCACCATCCGGTAGAGAGTGGCGACGCCGTCGTTCAGCGTGCCGAAAATGGCCAGTATGTCGATGCGGTTGATCTCGTCGGTGGTGTTGACCCATGACCCGCGGGCGTAGTCGCCGCGAAAGACGTTCGACTCAATGGTGTCGGCGTGGACGTGCCGGGCCTCGCCGCGGCGGCTGACCGGGATCGTCACGGTGCCGGTGATAACGTGGCCGGGGTTTGCGCTGGTTGACGACAGTCGGATCATGTTGGCGACGTCCGACCCTCCGCCGGTTGCGAGTGAGCCATCGCTAGCCTGTGTGGCCAGGGCCCAGCGGTATGCGGATGCCCCGGTGTCGCCGTTGATGCGCAGGGCAACGCTGGTGCCGGTGCTGGCGGGGCGCGCGCGGTACCTGAGCACGTATCCGAGAGTGTCATCGGCGTCGCCCTTGAGACCGTCGAAGCTCGCGCCGGCGGTGCTGGTGATCGGCTTGGTGGCAACCCTGACCATAGCCATCGGCTCCACGGTCTCCTGAAGTTCGAGCAGGAGGGCCTCGACCCTCAGGAAGGCACGCGCAACGTTCTGCTGAAATCGGTCGAGCTGGGCGTCACCGAGCGGCGCATAGGTGAAGATCGACACCGATCACCACCCCCACCAAGAGCCCCCGGCGTCGCTTGGGATCGGCGCCTGCTCTGGCTCGCCCATGCGGTTCTGGAAATACGCGAGCATCGACGCCTTCACCAACTCGCGCTCCTGAACCAGGGCAGATGCGTCGAGTTGCGACTTGATGAGGCACTGGATCGCGGCCGAGATCTCAACGAACTGCGGAAACAGGTACAGCTCCACCGTGTCGGTGCCGTTGATCATGTCGGCAGGAACAGGATAGAACCAATGCCGGTATGTCCCGGCGTGCCGTCCGACCGGAAAGATCTCAACTTTCTGATCTGACAACCTCCAACGCAGTTGGCCGTCGTCGTTGCTGCGCTCGCGCCAATTCAGGATCGACAACGCGCGCCACGTCGAACCTTCCAATCGGTCAACCCCCCTGACCTTGACGTCTTTCCCAATCGCGTAGTAGTTGACTCCTGAATTGCTCAAGGTCGTGGATCCGCTCATCTGCAAGAACGTGTCGTCGAAGCGCGAGATGATGAGCGCGTACATCTCGCGCACGGCGGCGTTGATGTATCCGTTCAGCTCGGCGCTAGAATCTGCGCCCGGGTCAACGAACGGATCCCCCTCCATGTCGGCGCGACGAAGCGCCGCCAAGCGAAGGGCGAGCAGCGCGTACGCGGCCACCGATCAATACTCCGAGTCGGTCTCGTCGTCTTCGCTGGTTTCGGTATCGTCGCCGGACTCGGCGGCGGGCGCTTCCTTGGCCTTCGCCGTGGCGGCCACGCACGCCTTGATCGCGAGCTTCAGCGCGTGCTCGAAGGCGTCGTAGCTCTCCGCCTCGATGGCGTCCCACACGTCGCGCGCCGCCGATGAGAAGGCGTCGCCCTCACTCGGCTCGGCCTTCCCGCCGGCTTTCATCTTCGAGATCCGCATGCCGATCATCTCGGCCAGCGGCATGCCCTTGCCAGCCATCAGACGGTGACGTCCTTCAGGGTCAGCACCACCATGATGTCGGCGCCGTCCTGCACGTCAGCCGCGGTCCCGGCCGCGGCCAGGAATTGGAACTTCACGTTGGCAGCGGCCGCCAGCCCCGCGGGGTCCTCGGACACGAGCTTGGCGTTTCCCTGCGCCTTGGTGGCGTCGACGGTGGCTCCGCCCACGGGGTAGGCCGCGGCGGCGATGAGCGACAGCGGCGGCCACTTGTCGGCCAGACCGAACGTGTACAGACCGGCGCTCACGCGAACCGGGTCGATGAAGCCGCGCTTTCGCTTCACTGTCCCGACAGCGCCGGCCGTCGTGGTCGCGAAGCGCAAGTAGATGGTGGTCTCGCCGGCTTCACCCGACTTGACCATCCGATACGAGGAGGACATGCCCATGGTCGTTGTCCCTTTCGGTTACGCGATGCGGGCGACGCCGCTGTGGCCGGGCATGCGGCAGGCGAGGTAGACCACCGCCATGTGCTCGATCGACATCCCGAAACCGGTGTCTCGGATCTTGCCGTTCTGGATGGGGTTCTGCACGGGGTCGAGCCCGCCGCCCGCGATGGCCAGCGTCCAGTCCTTCATGGTGAGCTGGTAGATCCGGTCGCCGGGGCAGCGCGCGTGCGGCGCCACCATGATGTCGCTGTTCGGCCCGATGTACTTGAGCGCGCGGTAGCCGAACTGCGCAGCGTTGCCGCTGCCCATCGTCTCCGTCTGAGCCTTAGAATCGAGCTCCAGGGCCAGCGTCTCCCAGAAGGAGAACGGCACCAGCGCGAAGTCGGGCACGCCCTCCGCCTCGCCGATGCGCGAGGACAACCGAAGCATGGTCTCGCGAGCGGTGAAGCCGCGGGCGTCGATGCGGACGCCCGCCAGCTTGGTCACGCTCACCGAGCGATCGACGCCACCGGCGAACGAGTCGCCCGACGTCGGCGCCGTGAGCGGCAGCCAGTCCTCGAGGGACAGCGTGCCCTTCTCGGCGCCCGCGTTCGCGGCGTCGCCCTCCTGGTAGATGACGTCGGCGTTCGCGGCCGCTGCCCAGGCCGTCGCCACGTTCACCGTGAGCCTGACCGTGCCGACGTCCTCGTCGGTGCCGGCGACCGTGCCGACGGCGCCCGCGTTGCGGAGCGCGGATCCGGGAGTCGCCGAGATGACCAGCCGCTGGCCGGGGAAGAAGTTTTTCGTGTCTGCGCGGTTGTCGAGCGTGATCACGGTGGTGGCGAACGACGAGATCTTTCCGCGCACGCCCTTCGCTCGGATCAGGCCAAGCTCGCAGTCGTTCGCCGCCTGCTGAACGCTGGCGTCGATTTCGGTCGCCAGCGCGTCTGCGAACGCCGCCTTTGGAACGTTGGCGGTCAGCGCTTGGTCCAGCGAGCTGATCTGCGCGTTGTGGTAGCTCTCACCGAAGGGGATCAAAAACTTCGCCTTCTGCGAGCGTGCCTTGTTCGTGACGGCGACGGTGTCAGTGCGCGACGCGCCGGCCGACTCGCCGTAGACACATGACTGCTCGAACACCGATCCTCCGCCCTTGACCTTGTTGAGCTTCCCCAGCAACGGCCGATTGGCGTAGATCATGTTGCCGAACGAGGTGTCGTAGATGCGCTTTGCGAGGGCCAGTGTCTCGGTCGATGCGGGCATGGCGGTGGGTCCTTTGTGGAGGGCGGGTTAGTTGCCGGACTCAGCCGCCCAAGCGGCGGCGACCTCGCGGGCGGAAAGCGTTCGCGGAGGCGCGGCGCGGGTGGCGCCGGATATCGAATCGCGCGTGATGGTCTCGGCGCGCGCGGCGGGAACGGGATCCCCTTCGGCGGGCGCCACGGCAGGCGCCGGATCGGCGAGCTGGCGCTGCTCGTCGGCGAGCCAGGTTTCAATCTCGCCGAGCGCGCGCGCGAGGTAGCCGTTGAGCCCGGCGGCGTCGAGTTCCGGTTTCCCGTCGCGATTCCACGCGGTGGCGGCGGCCTGCACTGCGGTCTCGGCGACCGTCAGGCCACCGGCGATCGGGCGGTCGCCCTTGCGGCCGCAGAGCTTCAGCTTGGCGCCTCCAGCTTTGACGAGGCTTGCCGCGTTGGCGACGTGATCGGCCATCGCTGCCTCGGCCTCGCGGGCGGCCTCGGCGGCCACGCGGGCGGCTTCGCGCTTTCGCATGTCGGCCACTTCGCGGGCGAGGGGGGTGTCTTCCTCTGCGCCTGCGTAGTGGTCGGTGAGCGCCTTGTAGCTGGTTCCCAGCTCAGCGAGAAGTTTGTCGGGATCGCTCTTGGCCAGCGCCAGGAGCGCGTCGAGGCGGGCGGCCTTCTCCTCTGCGGCCTTCGCGCGCGCCTCGGCGGCGCGGTGGCCCTTGGTCAACTCGATGATCTTGGCGGCGGTCCGATCGGGCTCCGCCTCGACGGCCGGCGTCGCCGGCGGCGTTGCCTCGGACGCCGCCGCTACCTGCGCTTCGGCTGGCGCGGCCTCCGCGGCGGGTGCTGTTTCGGCGGGAGTTGAGACATCGCTCATACCCCCGTGCGAGTGACCCCAGAAACTACGCCGCGGCGGGCATCGGCGGCGCGATCTGGGGCACCATCGCCGGCGCCGGCATCACATCGGGAGCGGAGATCTGCTGGATGCCTGGCGGCGACATCGCGGAGGCAGGCGCCGTGACCTCAGGGGGCGCCGACATGTCCCTGACCTCCTCGATCCATCGCGAGAGGTTCTCCAGCACGTCGTCAGGCGCGCCGAGCGAGCGCTCGCGCAGGTACCGCGAGACACCGAGCTGCAACGCCAGGTCGAGCGGCATGTACTTCTCGGGCGCGTTGTCGTCGTAGTTGTCGTCATCGACGATGCCGTCGAGCATGGCATCGATGCAGTCCCGCGCCGCCTCCGGGCCGCTGGTCGCCTGCTCAACGTCGGGGTTGCCGAGGAGCCGCGCGTATTGCCCCTTGTCTATCGTTCCCATCTGGAGCATCTCGTTCGCCCGCTGGATGCGCCCGGCTGGTTCCGCAGGCAGCGACGAGATCGGGAACGCCTTCATGATGAACCCGTCCGGGTCGAGCTTGGCGTCGTTCCAGTCGATGAGCCGCAGCCCGCGTCGCCCCGGCGCATTCACTGACGGCTTCAGTTCGCGCGCCAGGTCGAGCACCCTGTTTCCCGACTCCACCACGCATCCCTCAAGCGCCTGCGCCAGGATGCTTTGCCGAATCGATGTGATCTGCGAGTGCACCCGCTGCGCCTCGCCGCTGTTCAGCCCGTCGGGCTTGGTGCCAGTCACCGAATCTTGCGACAAGCCCACGCGGTCGAACGCGAGACGGATCCACGTCTGCCGCTCGTTGTACCACTCTGGCGACACCATCGGACCCGTGTCGCGCACTGGATGATTGGGCAACGCGTGCTCAACGACAGTCGCGACCTTCGCGATCAACATCGTTGCATCGACGTTGTTTCCCTTCTGCGAGAACCATTTCGGCGTGCCCATGCGCCAGCCCGCCTCGTCGATCACCCGCTCGATGCGGTCGAGCTTGTGCTGATAGGGCACGAGCTGCTCAACGATGCCCTGGCGAAAGAAGCCAGATCCGAGCGGGTATCCCCGAAGGAAGCCGAACGGAAAGCCTCCCTGCCACGGCTCGTCTTTGATGACCGAGTCTCCAACCATGTAAACGTGCCGACCGGGCTTGTCTCCCTCGGCGAGATGCCACGCATCGACGACGGGCGCGAACTGCTCTGGCACGTTCTCCCCGGGCGCCCACGCGAGGCCAGGGTGAGCGCCGGATGCGAGTCGGATTTTTTCCGCCCGCTCCGGGAAACGGGCCATGAGCGCCGCTTTCGCCGCGAACGTCCGCTGATACAGGCTGCGTGGTCTGCCGTGCACGGCATCGGCGCCGTTGACCAAGATCTCCTCGGGTATCACGCGCTCGCAACGTATCTGTTTGCCTTCAGCGAACCACTTGACGACGCCCATGCCGTCGACGAACGTCAACATGTCACGGAAGAGGTCGGGAAGGATGTCCCAGAATCCCGACTTCCAGAAGATCCCATCGACGTAGCGGCTCAACAGACGCGCACGGCGCATGGTCCGCCAGTCGGCGCCCGTGGTGGTGAACATCAGCCACGGCCGATTGCGCCCGACCTTCGCCGTCATCGACTCGACCGACATCGCGGCCACGTTCACACTGGGCGGCTGATAGCTCGCAATCGCGTCGCTGAACGCTTGATTGGTCCGCCGCGACATCGACAGACCGTAGACGTTGGGCAGGTCGCGGCCGGTGGCCAAGCGGTTATAGATCACGTTCGCGAATCGTCTGCCGCCCTGCTCGCCATCGATCGCGGACACGGCCTCGAACAGGCGCGTGCCGACCATGTCGCCGTCGGCGTCCCACCAGTCGTCAGGGTAGTTGTAGCCGAGCGCCATCATCCCACCGACGACAGGCCGCGCATCTGCATGATCAGATCAAGCGCACCAGGTTTTGCTGGCCCAGGATCGGGGGTAGCGGCCACTCGCGCCGTCACCGGCTCACCGAGATCCATCTCGGATCCGTCGGAAAACTTCCAGCGCTTCACGCCGCGCGCCTGGCAGACAGCCAGGAACGCGTCGAGCAATTGGGGATCGGGCAGGTCCACCGGCTCACCACAGGGCAACGAGCGCGTCGTAGGCGGCTGCCTTTTCCGCTTCGGTCATGCCAGCGTGCGATCGACCCCCGCCGTCAGTTGCCGGTGAGCGCGGCCAGGTCTTCCGACATGCCGCCCTGCCAGTCTGCGATCCGCGCCGCGCGCGCGTCCAGCTCGGCGATCAGCTTTGCCCTACGAGCATCGTCCGGGGAGAGTTGAGGTCCGGGCGGGCGCGTGTGGATCTGTTGCGCCAAGAACCAGCCGTAGCGGAGCGCCGCCGCAACGTCTGGCTCGTGCCCCAGCAGCTTTCGCATGCCCTTCTTCGCCGCCGCGGGGTCCCATTGCAGCGCCGCCGCCGCGTCAAGGAATCGCGACTCCGCCCCGCACCGGAGCCGGCCCCGGGCGATGTCCGTGTTGAGCATGTCCATCTGCCCGGTGACGCCGCCGGCCGCCATTTTCTGCGCCGGCTCCACCGGCATCGCGTACCGCCGCCGTAGGGTCTCGGCCACCATCAGGCCCAGCCCTCCCTCGTCGAGCACGACGCGATCGGGGGAGTACCTCTCGATCCTTTCGTCGATCGCGAGGCGCACGTCCTCCAGGTCGACGGCCGTCCGCCCGTCGTTCGTCTTCACGATATGCTCATCGGTGACGTAGAACGCCGGGTCAGCGTCCCACCACTGGATCGTGACCACCGCCGAGAAGTCCCGCGTCCCAAGATCTCCCGCCACCACGCAGCCGGACGGCTCACCATCGGGGAGCGCCGCGAACGTGTTGCGGTCGCGGTCGATCTTGTAGACGAGGACCGAGTCATCGCGGACCCACCGGCAAAGGATCTCCCGGACGTACTTCGGGTGATGCTCGCCAGCCTCCCGCAGCCCGCCGTGTTGCTCGACCTCTGCCGGCGACATCTCTCCGCCGAGCTGCGTGGCGAAATCCGCCATCTCGGCCGCGGCGTCGGGGATGTGCGGGTTGTCGGGCAGGTACCACGTGTGCGGAGACCATCCCGGCACACGGCCCGTCACCACGTCATGCCAGAACCCTGCCGCCACGAGGCCAACGGTGCCCGTGAGCACCACGCGGCCGCGATGGCGCATCAGCGTGGGCCGCAGGACGTCCCAAATCAGCTCACGCAGGTGGGCGCCGATGCTCTGCGCTTCGTCGATGATCACGAGGCTGAGTCGCTGGCCGCGGAACCACTCGATGTCCGACCGGTCCTGCACGCCGCGGAGCTGCACCGTCGATCCGTTGGGGAAGGCGATGATGTAGTCGGTCCCGTTCGCCCGTCCTCGGAGGCCGTGCGCCTTGTTCAGCTCCAGCAGATCGCGCCAGATGATTTTTTTCGCCTGCCCCAGCGTCGGAGCGACGAACACGGCGTCGGTCCCGGGGTTGTCGACGACGGCATTGGAGAGCAGCTCTATAGCGTCCAGCGTGCTCTTACCCGCCTGCCTAGAGCAGATGTACGCCTTCCACCTGGAGCGGTCAGAGAACGCCCGCCGCTGCGCCGCGAACAGCAGCCCGGCCGGGGTGAACGCCGCGGGTCCCGTCAGGTCCAGCAGCGTTCCGACCGCGCGCTGCACGCGGCGCTGGCGCGCGCCGTCCACCGCCCTACCTCCGCTGCTGGGGCGCAGCCTTCGCGGCACCAGCGGGTGCGCGCTTGTACGCCTTCGCGGCGGCGCGGGGCACAGAGAACTCGATGCCGCCGGCGCGCGATAACGTCACCTCGTCGGCGTCGGTGTCCAGCGTGATCGTCCAGCCGTCGCGGGCCCACGCGCGCGATATGAGCTGCTCGGGCAGCGCGCCGATGACGGGCGTCTGGTCGCGGAAGACCACCACGGCGAGATCGAGCTTCATGATTCTGTGCGGTCGACCCCAGCCGCGACGATTTCTCGCATGGCCCCGGCAGAAATTTTCGGTTGTGTCGACACAACGACCCCGCGCGCCGCGGCCCGAATCGCCTCCCTCGCCGCCTCGTGAGGCTTGCAGCCGAGGCGTGCGGCGAGGCTCCACAGAGCGTCCGTCTCTGCGTCGCTGAGCCTGACGGTGAGCCGCCACGACTGGCGACCGCACCCAATCACCGACGTGCGCCCGTGCTTCTTCCTGCGCAGCCACCGAGTGAACGCCGTCGTTGTCTCCTCGACGAAAGATCGCCGGCAACGCAGCCGGCGACGGATCTCCCGATGCCCAACACCATCAACGTGCATCTCTATGATGCGTCGAGCCCTACCAGTTCGCCACGGCAACGATGGATCGTGAAGCGCCAGCCGAGCCGCCTGGTAGTAGTCGCCCTTACCGCCAATCACCTGGCGAGGCGCGCCGCCGGCAGATCCAGACAACGCGCCATTGACGTCGCGCCTGGACTCGAGATCAACGAATCCGTCGGCGGCAAGGCGATCGTACCATTCGTCCCGGAGGCTCTTCACAGCAGCGTAATCGGGTTGGTCGGCACCGTCACATCTTCCTGGGACTGGTGATCTGTCGGCGGCATAGGAGGATTGAGGCGCGCGTTGAGCGGGCGCGCAATCAGGCCGGCAGAGTCCAGCCAATCGCGAGCCCGTATCGCCGCAGACTCAGCGGCCTCCAGTCTTTGCCCGATTGCTAGCCGTTCCGCTGCATGCCGCGCCGTCGTCCTCTCGGCCTCCGATCGGAGCGCAATCACGGCAATCACGGCAGCCTCGGCGGCGCGATACTTCGCGATGATCTCTTCGTCTGTCATGGGGTTACTCCGGAACTCTCTGCAACTGTCACACTGGCAGAGCACGCCGCCGGCATTGGCGTTGGCGTGGTCAATGAAGCACTCTCGTCGCTCACGCCAAAACACGTCTCACGGAATCCAGCGCGTGTCAACGCGCAGCGGTCGTGCTACCGTCCCCAGCATGTTCACCCTCCTGCCCACGGTGCTCGCCTTCGTCATCGGGCTGAGAGTCGAGTGGCCGAGCCAGCCGTCTCTAAGGATTTACCGGTCAACTTGACCGGTAAATACGCGCTGCCGCGAGACCTGCGAACGTCTCCGACTCCGCCACAAGCCAGGCGACGATGGCGCACTGCCCGTCGATGGCAGCGCGGATGCGGACGGCGTAGGCGGCGGCAGTTGCCGCGTGCCCGACGGCGCACGCGGCGTAGGCGGACGCATGCATCGCCGCCGCCTCCGCTTCGGAGGTGACAGCGGCATCGAGCGATCGGCTGACCGTCCATGCGTCGTCGCACGCGGAGAACAGACCCACCGCCGGGTCACCGCCCCGCAGTGCACTGGCGCGGAACTCAAGTATGGCGGCATTGGCGGGCAGTGCCGCTGCCCGCAATGCCGCCGCCGCCGAATCCAGCGCGGCGGGCGCTACCTCTCGCACAGCCCGGCTCGCCTCCGCACGCGCCGCGGCCTCCATGCGCATCGCAGCCGCTGGATCGGACGTCGCGGCCCAGTCACTCACCGGCCGTCTCCTCCGTTGTCGTCGCCGGCAGCTCCGCCGGCCGCTTCTCGCGCTCGCGTCGCGCCGCCTCGATCATCTCGTTGATGCGCGCCTCAACCAGTTTCGCGATCTTGTCCTCGGGCAGGCTCAGCTTGCGCCCGTAGCGCGCGGGCATGCGGCGCTCCAGCAGCCACGCGGCGGCAGTCCAGTTGCCGGGCAGGCGCGCGGCTGCCTCGATGCGCTCGAGGGCATGCACCTCGAACGCCCGCTGACCCACCTCTATCCGCTCCCACAGCTCCGAATACGGCGCCTCGCCTCCCTTGCCCCGGCGGATCCACTCGTAGAGCGTCGAAGGAGCGATGCCGGCGCAGCTCGCCGCGCCCTCCCGGCTCGCGCCGAGGCTGATGGCGTCAGCCACGCGGGCCGCCCTCTCCTCTGTGTACGTCGACGGTGCGGGCATTGACGGGCCTCCGATTACTGCATCTTGCCACGGATTGAGCGCCCTTGCGCACGTTGCTTGCGCTCGACTACCGCACGTAATACTGTAGCGGGATGCCCACTCCCGATCCGATCCCGTCCGGCGCCGGCCTCACGCTGCCGCCGACACAGGTCCGCCTATCAGCAGAGCAGCGGGCCTGCCTGGTAGCTGCGGCTGCGGCTGCCCGGGTGACGCTCTCCGAGTACCTGCGGGAGTCGGCTCTGATGGTGGCGCGCGAGGAGGGCCACGTACCGGCCGCGCCCGAGCGCTGGACACCCGCGCCGCCCCGACGCCGCGCGAAGGCTCCCAAATGACGCACGGCATTTTATCTCACCATGGCCCTTGATTTGTATTACCGCCTGTATTACTCTGTGTCTGTGGCGACGAGAGCAGAGCATAGTTCACGGAAAAACCGCGAGAGCTTGACCAAGCGCCTCGGTCGGCGGGCGCTCCAGATCAAGGCGCGCGACGGCTGGGCCTGCGTCTACTGCGGCTCGACGGCCGAGACCAGCGGCGCGCACGTGCACCTGGATCACCTGGTTCCGCGCTCGACGGGCGGGCAGGACGTCGCCACGAACCTCGTGACGGCCTGCCGGTCGTGCAACAGTGCGCGTCACGATATGCCCCTGGCCACCTGGTGCCGGCTGCGTGGCCTGGACGCCCGCGCGATCCGCCGCCAGGCGCGCCGCGCACTCCCGGAGGTGGTGTGATGGAGCCGAGGTACTGCGTGGCGCCCCTGGACGACGACGGGGAGCGGCTGTGCCCCCGCGTGGCCACCACGGATAGGGTCATCGAGGAGACGGTTTGCCCGCTGTGCGAGGAGCACGCGCGGGAAGTGGACGAGGACGCAGCACAGGAGGAGACGACATGAAAAAGACAACCTGGTGGTGGTCCGGAAGTTTCGGTGTCGAGCGCATCTGCACGTGCCGCGACCGATCGGCCGAATGCGGCGCCGCGGGATTCCACCTAGTCGATTCCAGCGACGACAGAGGCGCGGCCCTAGGGGAGGCAGATAGGCTAAGGCGCGCGTACGGCGTCGCCTACCGAGTCGTTGAACGACGGACGGGCACGGTGGCGGTGGCGTCATGAACACGCGAGGCATCGCCGCCGGGCAGACCGTCCGCCACTGGCGCGCCGCTTGCGACGCCTCGGCTCATGAGCACCACCACGCCAGCCGAGCGCCCACGTCGAAACCGCGACAGAGCCACGAACCGGGGCCGGTTCGCGCCGAACGTCCAGGTGCGGCTGTCCGTCGGTGAGCGGGCCCACCTCGCAGCCTGGGCCGAGGCACGCGGGCTGGGCCTGTCAGAGGCCATGCGCGTCGCCGGCCGCGCCCTCGGCTGCCTCCCAAGTGTGTAATGCGCTTCGCGGCGGGCTTCCGGCGGTTGGCTGGCCTGCGGGGAGTCATCGCTGCCACCGACGATACCCCGCCCACGGGCCCGCCGCGCTCGCCCTCCGTCGTGGGGACGGCGGCATCGGTCCCCGGCGGCGTCACGGGCGCCCGCCCGTCGAGCAGGCCGGACAGAACCGCCCGCCGTAGTCCGTCACCACCGACACGATCCAGTCGGTCCGCCCGCAGTCGTCGCAAGGTGGGCGCGCTCCGAGTCCATCGGAGGCGCCTTCACCTCGCCTTGGCTCAGCGGCGGCGACCGGATCCTGTGGCCCGGAATCCAGCGTCCCGGGGTCGCGATGGGGCCCCGGCGCACTGACAAAACCGACAGAACTCCCTCCGACCTTGTTTTGTCGGTTTTGTCAGGTCGTCAGGGCGATCCCGTGTCGGGTCCACTTACGAGCCACAAGCCGGACAAATGTCCGGCTTGTGGCTCGTAAGTGTGTGGAGTAACTAGACGTGGGTATGCGTCAAATGCGTCATCGATGAAGACTCGCGCCTCGTCGTCATCGATGAGTCGGTGCCCCGTGCGGGCCGCGGCCTCGCGCCTCATGCGGAGCTGTAGCCGCGTCCGGCGTCGCTCGCTGTCGGTCTGCGCCTGCACCCGCGCCCTCGGCTGTCTCCCGAGTGTGTAATGAGCTTCGCGGTAGTGCGTAATAACCTACGCGATTCAGCGTAATGGCTTACGCACCTTAACGCAGCGTGGCCACGTGATATCGCGTACTTAGAGCACCTTACGCTATGGCATGCCGAGTGCACTGTGATCGGTCCATCAGGGCAGCACGGAGCCGCCCCGAAACCAAGGAGACCCACCATGACCACCACCACCACCATCGCCAGCCCCGCCAAGCTCCGCAACGGCTCTTGGGGCGCTCGAGTGCAGGGCACGGTGTCGCCCGGCGATGTAGTCACCATCAGAACGAAAGGCGGCAAGACCTGGGACGCACGGGTCACAAGCGTGGTGTGGGCGGGCGAGGGCGTGACCCTCGTCGCGACCGCTTCGCTGGACCGGCCGGCGGCGGCGCCGGTCAGCTCGCGCGGGCGCTGGACGGGATGCAGCTGCGGCAGCATCGAGGACCAGCCGCGCAAGAGCGACTGCCGCAGCTGCCGATTCGAGAATTTCGATCAGTAGGTCGTTACCCGCGAGCCGCGCCCTGACGTCGGTCGGGGCGCGTACGGGGGCAATGACGCCACCATCACCCACCCGAGCCAGGAGCACCATGGAAACCAACGCAGCCAAGACCGAGCGCAAGACCCGCACGATCACCCTCACCGACGCCCGGCCGGTCAAGATCGTCGAGGACGAATGGCCGATCATCGCCAGCGCCGAGACGTGGCGCGGAGGAAAAATCGAGCATGAGGCGTCCGAGAAATGGTCCGTGCGCGTGCGTGAGCACGACGACGGTCGCCGCATCGTCTACGGGGTCCGCCAGAGCGGCGGCGGCGGTATGCCGATCGGATACCGCGGCGCCGCTGGTGGCAGCCTTGTGCCGGCGCGCGACGGCGCCCCGGACGATGACGCCACGATCGCGGCGATCCGGGCTGTAGCAGACGAGGTCATCGACGACGCGCAGCTCGGCGACGAGTGCATCGCTGACCTGCCGGCGAGGGAGATCTAACCGTGGGCACGCCGACAACGGTCTTTTTCGGGCAGTGGATCGCAATCGCCAACGCGAGCAAGTACTTCGCCGGCGAGGGTGCCGGGGACCGCGGCGACCTGGTCGCCGTCTACGAGACCGAGGTAGAGGCGCGCGCGGCCGAGG